AGCAGTGGCATTTTGAACATTTGTACCTGTTGCTGTGTTCATTACAGTTCTATAGTCATGACTAGTTTCAAATAGTTCATTATAAATATCTAACCATTGTGAATAATGTTTGTCAATTTTTTGACCTCCAATTTCAACTTCAACTGTTTTGATTAAATTAGTTACATCATTTAATACAAAATCATCATTATCAGCGGCAACATCACATGCTAATGTTGTTTTTAAATAAATTTCTTGAACTAAATCACCATTTCTGGCTAAAGTACATGTTAATGAAGAACCAAAATTAGCAGTTCCATTAAATTGTTGAGCAATACATTCTTTGGAGAAATTAGTGTGTCTTCTGTAGACAACTTTGAAAAAAGTAATTTGAGGGTTACCAGTAAGGTAAACATCCTGAGCTCCCATAGCGACTAACTGCATTAATCCACCTCCCATAGTTTATATTATATGTTTAGAAAAAAAAATCAAAAAAAACTAATTATAATTATATAAATATTTTGATAACACTTTTTCTAAAAGTGTCTAGTTAGAATAAGCAAGACCGCCCATACCACTCATAATTCGGAGTACATTATAATTCATAGCAAATAAGTATAAATCAGTATTATTACCAGTAATATTTAATCTAGCATTATCAATTCTAGAAAAATTACATGTTCCACTTGGTTGATGTTCAGCAGGTTTTAAACAGAAAGAATACATACCAATTGTTGAAACACTAGCATTGTATCCATTAGATACAGTATCCCACCCTCTATCAGCATTCATTTGTTTACCAGAATGTCCTAATCCACATTCATATGGTTGAACAATATGATAATAATCATGTGGCTGTTCAACTGCTCTATCGTGACCATTTAATTGTAATTTAATTGTATTCCATGTTTTTCCACTCCAGAATAAAGCTTTAACAGGATGATTAAAATTCATATCAACAGTAGCTTCACTTTCTACACCAGTATGTTGAACTTGTTCAATTAAGTATTCATGACTTACTTGAGCGAATCTTCTACGTTCATCAGTATCTAAATATATGTAGTTAACTAATAATTTAGCATCACTAATTGTAACAGAACCAGCTGCTCTAACAGGATTTAAAGTCATATTAATTTTAACTTCATGATATTGTAAAGCAATTAATGGTAAAGCAAGACCAGGATTTCTATTAAACCAAAATCTTAAAGGAATGTAATGTGTTTTTTTATTAGCATCAGGAGTAATTTGAGAACCATTAGCCATAGCATATCTTAAATCATGACTTGTTTCAAATAATTCATTATAAATATCTAACCATTGTGAATAATGTTTATCAATTTTTTGACCACCAATTTCAACTTCAACTGTTTTAATTAAATCAGTCATATCATCATTATCTAACTTAACGGCGTCTTTTTTTATTTTACCATCATATGTTGTACTTTTATCTGAATTAAATATACCAGCGTTTGCATTAGCAACAACATCTACACTAGTTCCATCCATATTTTTAAATGTTGCCTGGGTGCTAGATGCTATGGTCATTTTATATCTTGTATTTGCTGTAAATAATATAGTAGAATCATTCGTAGTACCAGTATCATTATCATAATATAAATCTTTAGTAAAATATACAACAGTATCAGCGCTAGAAGCTGCTACCCACGCATCAGCACCAGCAGCATCTGCGACAGTTAAAAAAGCTTCATTAGCACCTATTGTAACACCACCAGATTCTTTTGAGTCACTAGGATTAGCTTCAACAGTAGTTTTTAAGTAAATTTCTTGAACTAAATCTCCATTTCTTGATAATGTACAATTTACACTACCTTCCGCTGTTGTAGGAATACTACCACTGAAAGTTTGTTCAATACATTCTTTAGAGAAATTTGTGTGTCTTCTATAGACAACTTTGAAAAAAGTGATTTGAGGGTTACCAGTAAGGTAAACGTCTTGTGCACCCATTGCTACTAATTGCATTAATCCACCACCCATATTTATATTATATGTTTAGAAAAAAAAACATTAAATTAAATTTAATTAAACTTTTCTTAAAAGTTTTTTTGATTTAAACTTTTCCTAAAAATTTTTTGATTTAAACTTTTTCTAAAAGTTTTTTTGATTTAAACTTTTTTTAAAAAGTTTATTAGTATTTCAACTTACATTTACCATTTTCTATTTCTAAAAAGTTATAATTTACAGCAAATACTTCTATATCTAATTTTGAATTTAAATTTAAAGTATTTTTAATATATGTTGTGTGTAATTGTAAAAATTTATCATCTATTCTAGACATATTACATAATCCTGAAGGTTGTCTATCTAGAGGATTTATACTAAAACTATAAACATAATATGTACCATTCATATCAGTATTTTCTTCCATTCTTGTAAAAGATTCAGTATTGCCTAAATTATATTCTAATGGTTGTATTAAATGAAAATATTCACCTTCTTGTGTATATAATAAATCATTATTATTAAAAATAATTTTTCCTGATTTTAATATATATTTATAAGGTAATTTCCATATAATATATTTACATAAATAATTAAAATATAACTCAACATTATTATCTATATTATTAATTATTGTATTAGTTTGATGTTGTACTTGTTCAATTAATAATTCATGTCTATTTTTAAGAAAAAATTTTTTTTCATCATCATCTAAATATATATAATTAATTGATAATCTAGCATTATTTATATTTATATTTTTTATACTTTTATTTATTACAAATATATCTTCTATTTTATTAACATGTATTTTAATATTAACATCACTATGATATAATGCAGCAATAGGGAAAGCAGTAGTTGTACTTTTAGTAAAACAAAATCTTAAAGGAATATATAATTGTATATTTTTATTAAACATAGATGGTGTAATTGTTTTTATATTATTATTTATTGTATTAGAACTTTCAGAATTATTTAATAATTTATTATATGCTAATAACCAGTCTGTATTATGTTTTTCAATTACATATTCATCAATTTCAAAAGTAATTTCTTTAATAAATTTAGTTAAATCTTCTTTAATAAATTTAATATATATAACACCTGAATATGTAATACTATCTTTTGTAAAAGTATAATAAATTTTATTGTTAGTTACATTTGATAAATCTATTTTATTTGTTGTAGAATTAAATAAATTAGTATTATTTGTAATTCCAATTTCATTTATTTTAAAGTTAGTTATATTAGAACTTATTGTAGTCGAATCTAATAAATAAATATAATTATGTAAAAAAACTATAATATTACCTAATGAATCTATTTCATTAAAAACAGAATTTGTATTAGAGGAAAATATAGGAGTTGTTGTGGAATCAGTTGTAATATTTAAATCAAAATCATTAACTTCTAAATTTATATTTAAATTTAAATAAGCATTATTAATTAAATCTGCGTGTATAGGAATATTAGCATATGTAGAATAACCAAATCTACAAGGACTTTCAAAATGAATATCAATTAATTCTTTACCAAAATTACCATAAGATTTATAGAAACTTTTAAAAAAGGAAATTTGTGGATTTCCTATAAAAAATTCAGATTCATCACCAATATATTTTAATTGAATTAATCCACCAGTCATATATTAAATAAACATAATAAAAATTTTAAGTAATGTTTTAAAAAGTATAAATATTTAATTTTCCAGTTTTAATATAATATAATTCATGATTTAATGTGAAAATATCTAATGAACCTTCACCTACAATAGCTTTATTATCATAAGATACTTTTAAAATTCCTCTATTAATTTTTTGGGTTTTATCACAATAATATAAAGTATTATTTGTTAATGTATCAATATCTGTAATTAATAAAGTTTTATTAATATAATCAAATCCACTATAATAAGTAGATGTAGGAATTTCTTGATTATTATTAATGTAAATAGTAGGATCTGTATTAACTATTATAATATCAGTATTAGTATTATATAATGTATAAGTTACATTAGTATTAATGAAAATATCAGGAGATTGTGTAGTGTTTGAAGTTAATAAGTTAGTAGTAATAAAAAAATAACTATCAAAATTAGATAAAATATTAAATGTAATAGTTGTATTAATTTTATAAGGATTTAATTCTAATTTAAATTTGTTAATAGTATTTAAATTTAAATAACCTGAAATTTTATTATTATTAAATAAAGAAAAATTATATAAATATAAAGAACTATCTAATGTTTTATATTCATTAAAATGATTATTTGTATGTAATAAATTTAAATATTTAATATGTTCACTTGTATAATTTAATTTATGATTATCAATATATAAATTTAAATCATCAATACTACAATCATTTACAGTAAATAATAAGGCTTTTGCATAATTTTTAAAAAGAAAAATATCTATATTATTAGGTACATCTTTTCTTAATGATACATTGAGTTTTACATTATTCATATAAGTAATAGTTTCTAATAACCAATAATTATCTTTAGC